CGTGTGACACTGGCAACAACCGACCCATCAAGGACGCCTAAACTCTTGGAAATCCAGCTTCATGATATCCCAAGGCCTCCTTTTGAAAAATTGGGCTATGCCCGGCCTGTGGTACTGGACGCAAACGGCGCATGGGAAGCTGTTTTGGAGAACGCCTTTGATATTATTGTTACCGGCGAGGTCAATGGCGCTGAGGTGCTGGAATTCAAGCTGCCCTGGGGCGACAGCAAGCGGGCGGCATTGGACAACGAAAAGTCGGTACAGATTGTCAATGACATCTACCGCATCCGCACTATCTCAGACGAAAAAGGAACGGACGGAGCTACGCTCACTACGGTGTATGCTGAGGCGGCCTTTTATGATCTGGCGTTCAGTGCAGAAAAGCAACCCATCGAGTTTAATGCAGACACCCCGGATGTGCCGATGCAATATGCACTTCAAGGCACCGGCTGGTCTGTAGGCACGGTCAATGCATCCACCCTGCGGACATGGCAATGCATAGAAAAAAACGCCCTGGCTATTCTGCGGGCGGTACAGAACATCCATGGCGGTGACTTGGTTTTCGATAGCGCCAACCGACTGGTACACCTGCTGACCTTCAGCGGCAAGGAAAGCGGCGCTCTCTTTGCTTATAGAAAGAACCTTAATAGTATTAAGCGGGTGGTAGATACCCGCTCCCTGGTGACACGGCTCTATGCTTACGGCAAGGATGGCATGACCTTTGCTTCTATCAACGATGGCAAGGAGTATGTGGAGGACCATACCTATTCTAATGAGGTGCGGGTTTCCACCCTCGATTTATCCAACTTCAGCAATCCGTATCAGATGCTGGAGTTTACAAGGATGCGGTTGGCCGAGTACGCCAAGCCCCGTGTTTCCTATGTTTTATCTGCTATGGACTTATCCACCCTGACGGGCTATGAGCATGAGGCATGGGAGCTTGGTGATATTGTCACCGTGGACGACCGGGACTTGAATTTGACCATTCGGACACGGATTGTCCGCAGAGAGTACAATCTGCAGGAGCCGTGGAAAACCGTGCTGGAGCTGTCCAGCAAGCTGAGAGAGCTTGGTGATTCTTCAATTGAAACGGTTGCTGACCAACTGGCGCAGTCCGACCTTGTGCAGCAGGAAATCCGGGACATGGTACCCTTTAACCATCTGAGAAATTCACGCGCTGACGATGGTTTTGCCTATTGGCAGAACTCAGGCTTTGAGATTGATACAGAAAACGGTGTGACGGGAACAGCTTCATTTAAAGCAGTGGGCGTTCCTGGCATGACCAAGAGTATGGCACAAACGGTTTATCCAGCTTCAAGGCGCAGCTATACCCTATCGGCGCAGATTGGCTCGGAGAACCTGCAAAAGGGTGCGAATGGTCAAGTGGGTATTGAGGTGGTGTTTGAGTACGAGGATGGCAGCACCGAAACACGCTTTATTGACCTATTTTAGAGGAGGTTGGCGGTATGACATATTTTCAGCAGATTGCGCGGGATGCATCGCCCAGAGGTTATAAAGTCCTGCGATCTATCACCGTCCGGCTCTGCATCACTGACTGTACAGGTTCAGTGTATTTTACCGACCTGATGCTGCAGGCTGGGTCCATCGCCACCGGCTGGATAGGTCATGTGAGTGAAATTCAATGGACATTTGATGGGTAGGTGACGCATATGGTGGGAAATTTCATTCGGTTTACTGAAACCCTCAAAACAAAGGAAGAACTTCGTGTAGTCAGTATCACCGTCCGTCCTTTGATTGCCGATTGCACCGGCAGCATCTGGTTTACCGACCTGCAAGTGCAGGAGGGCGGGCGTCTCACCGGCTATACACCCCACACTTCTGCGATGCTCAAGAATTCGCCAAATCCGCCGCGTTACCATAACGGCATAGTGCGAACTGGGGAAACCATCATCATCTTCAACCTTGGCGAAACCTCCTCGGGGCTGGACTGCTATATCTACCCCCTACAGGACATGGAAGCTGGAAGCATCTCTCTCTCCCAAGGTGAAGGCTCGCATAAAATGAGCTTTCTTTCCGGGGCAAACGCTGGCGACGAGATGGTGTTGCGGGCTTCTACACGGGAATGCCTGAAAAATGGGATGCCTACACCAAAGCACGGTTTTTACCAATATTCCGCCGCCCATGACAGCATGCATCAAGTCCGGCTTCAGGAGCGTAAATCGGCACGGGTGTATTTTGAGTACAGGGAGATGAGGAAAGGACAGGAACGGCTATGAGGAACTATTTAAAGGGAAAGAAGTGCATGGTCTGGAGCTTCATGGGTAATGCCCGCATGTATCAGGCGCTCTTAAATTACGGTGACCGGCTGGATACAGTTGGTATTTTTACTTTTGAGGTTAATATTTCGGGAGTAATCAGTGAAACCGGCACCGATGTGGCCAGTCTCGCCACATACCGGGCAAGATGGCCGCACATCAAGTGGCTGCTGACCATTATGAACCATGGGACAGCTTCCATTTTCACCGCGCTGCGTAACAACACTAACGGTGCGAAGGATATGTTTTTATCCGAGATTGTGAGGATCATGAATAAATATCCTTGGTGCGCCGGTGTGGATATCGATTTAGAGCGAGGCGGCGGCTATGAAAACAAGGATGCAGCCAATGCCTTATTTCGTGATATCTACCAGACCGTGAAAAACTACAATCCTGCCAAGCTGGTCAATATCTGTTTGCCCGGCATGACCGGAGTGCAGGGTTCGGTGGGGGGCGAAAACTGGTGTGTGTATGAGGACTTGGACGAATACTGCGATACTGCTGCCATCATGAGTTATGGCATAGCGTGGGCAGGCTACGCCCCAGGACCCGTATCCCCCCAGAGCTGGCTGGAGGGTATCTACAACTATGCCGTCCAAGTCATGGACCCGGATAAAGTGTTTTTTGGTCTTCCGGCATACGGCTGGAATTGGCGCATCCATGACACACCCGAAAACCTGGGCATCACCTATCGGGGTGTCTCCAACACCTATTATGCGGCCCAGCTTTGGATGACCGGAGGATACAACTTTACAGGCAACGGCCCGCCGCAGCCCATGATCCCCATCATCGCCTATTGGGATGATTACGATAAGGTGCCATGGGCATTGCCCCAGGTTTATGACTATATGGAAGGCTGGGACGCAGTGGATCGACAAAGCCCGTTGCTGCAGGAAACCTACAACAGGCGGCGCTATTTAACCGCCTATAGCAAAGAGCAGCGGACAGAGTTCGGTAGTATCTTTATCGACCGCAACGGCGTCCCGGACAGCTATACCGGTAATGTCATTGTGACAGAGAATATGGCGTCCTTGGGTGAGGACGGGGAAGCGGAGTATCAGTTCCAGATCGAGCAGCCTGGAGTGTATGATGTAGCAGTGCGGCTATGTTACCCCTTTTGGGACAAGAATGCCCTTGATGTATCCCTTGATGGTACACCAAAGTCGTTCTCAGAAAACCGCCTGTGGTGGCCGTACTGGCGTCGGATATGCTGGTTTACGCTGGCAAAAGGTGTTTTCCTTTCTGCTGGCATGCACACTATTGGTATTAGTGGCGGTGTGCCAGGCACGCAGTTTTACGGCTTCCGGGTTTGCAGCAGCTTCTCGGAAGCACCATCCGCTGGAGAAGCAACATATACGCTCTCTCCCCGCAGCTCCAAGGATGTGAACGGTGTGATGGCCGTGCCTGATCGGGGCTTTAAGCTAACCTGTGAGATGCTCCGCAGAAGACCTGATTCAGCCCTGGCCTGGTATGAGGATTTTCGGGATGGCAATATGCTGCCACAGAGCTATTGGACGATGCTGGAAGGTGAATGGACGGTTTGGCAAAACCCGAACAGCACAGCCAACCGCCCCTACTCCCAGCTTGACGGGTACGGCAGGCTGGCGTGGAAGTATGACGGTTTTTCTGACGTCCATATTCGTGCGCGGCTGGCGTTTCCTCAGAATGGGAGCGGACGCGCAGGGGTGTTCTGTGGAGACCTGTTCTGCTGTTTAAATGTTGATACACAGCGGGTTGAATTATACCAAGGCTCCACACTGCTGGGCAGCTATTCCACCAGCTTCAACAAGACGCCGGATACCAGTCTTCGATCCAGTCCTAGCATGTACACCATTGAGATGCGAAA